AACCAGTCGGCGCACTGTTAAGGTGCGTTTATCCCGGCTCGTAGAGCGGGGCTTCGCTAAACTAGGAGAATGTAATGGATCGGAGAAAGCTTTTCGTAAATTTGTTACTAACTGCCATTGCTTCTGGCATTTCGTTACAAATCGCGATGACTGACTCCGGTACACTCTTTCAACTAAATTTTGGCGAGGTGTGTCATGCTCCGTGAATCTTATAAGTTCAAAAGTATTTCCCTTCCAGCAGGTTACACTGGAAGGAGATTCTATTGGGCCTATAATGCGGGAACCGGTAAGGTAACCACGAATTCGTGGATATCTCACTGGCAAAACTCGCATTCACGGACTGTGATTCAAAGCTACACAGGTTCAAACAGTGTAGCTACTCCTGGGTGGTTCGGTAGAAAAATTACCCCTACCGTTGGTTACTCGCGAAAGAAGATTAATCTTAGCGAGTATCTCAGGAGACCGGTGGCACCGTTGTATGCTCCTCCTAAAATCAGAGACCGAAAAAGACCAGTTGAACCAGTCTTTCTCAAAGCGACTGATCTAAAGGCCTATCGAAACAGTAAAATTCAACTCACCGAAAGGAGGTTGAAGGCACTGAATCGCCTGGCTGATAGACTCAATCGTGTCTCATTAATCTCTTATCATAAGAAATTAACTGATTGGGAAGCATATACTGAGAGGAAACGCCGCTTACTCAAATCCTATGACGAAAAATATTTAATCCGTCGTAAGAAGTGGGAAAAGCGATACGTTACCTGGCAGGAAAGGTTACGTTTTGTCAGATATTGGCAAAACAAACCCAAACGAGTGCCGCACCAACGATCAAGCGTTGAGCAGGATAACCCCTACTGGAAGACAAAATATGTCTCCCTAGGAAAGGGTGGTTCTGTTTATCAAGCTTGGCGTTCCTCTGAACCCTATACATGGTCTTTTCTTAGGGAAATCGAGGTATACCCTATCGAGCCTTCTGGCTCTTCAGGTGCTATAGGTGCTTTGGTGTCTGCAACCATATCTCTCTTGAAGTCCGAGAGAGACCAGATGAAAGCAAAATTGCATAGTAAGTTTTATGACAAACTAGGCAATCAGCAAGTACACTTGGCCAATATGATTGCAGAACGCGCACAGACCATTAGCCTTTTCACTTCTTCCGTTAAGCGTCTCTCCGAGATTCTCAGCGGTAAAAAGCGTTTGGCTAATACCGTCTTACGGTATGTTTCTTCTCCGAAACTGATTGCCAATGATATATTGGCTTTCAAATTCGGAATCGAACCACTCATCAAAGACATTGAAGCCTCTGCGCGTTATTTAGCGCAGAAAATCAATGAGGAAGATGAGATCGTAATCACGGTACGGACGAATACCAAGAGACAGATTAATAAATCTGTCCCTAATGGTACATTGTCCGGGACTGTTGAGATCAGCTATGTAGTAAAATACATTGTTGATAATCAATTTGCGCGAACTCTCCAGCAGTTTGGCCTTGTTAACTCGGCCGAAATTGCTTGGGAGATGATGCCTTGGAGCTTTGTCATCGACTGGTTTGTACCGATCGGGCGTTACATACAACAGCTTTCAGCTGATGTAGGTATTTCCTTTAAAACAGGAACCCTTTCTGAGCATTTTGTGCTCATGTACAATTCTGAAAATGATCAAGCTCTTCCCACTATCGACCCTTCACTCGATATAAACGGTGGACTTCCACCTGGTGCTGAAGGAACTACGGTCGGCATTGGAGGTAGCTTCGTGTTGGATCATAAAGTGCGGACGGTTCTCACTGAACCGCCTGCAAAACTTGATCTTTTCACTAAGTCACCTCTTAGCTGGTCCCACGGAATTGAAGCTCTCGCTTTGATTCTCCAACGATTCCCTTCTAAGAAGGGATGAACCAAGGAGTACAACATGGCAGCAATAGCAGCAATCACGCTCGACGACGGTGAAACACCGCCGGTCGTGCGCACCTACTCGCCCGTGAGTATCAAGGGCGATCTTGCAACCTGGTTCGATCGTACGTACAACAGTGGTATGTCGGCTGGCTTCGGCCAACTGACTGCCTCTCTTGTCCGTCCGAGCAAAACCTCGAAGCTGAACAAGGTGCGGGTGAAGCTCGCTCTTCCTACACTCAACACAGGGGGCGTAAGCCCCTTCGTGGAGTATACGACGAGCGTCGACATCCAGTTCCTTCTCCCTGAGCTTTCGACGGAAGCCGATCGTCAGAACGTTTTGGCTCTGGCCAAAAATGCTCTGGCGGAGGCGATCATCGAAGCAATGGTGGTCGATCTCGACTCGGTGTACTGAGTCGAAGTAGATCACTTACGAGAAGGAGACCTTGTATGCTTAAGCAAGAAGGTAGGGTTGCACATAGTGCAACTAGCGATTTGCTCAGATCAATTCGAGCATTTCGGCTGCACACTGCTGATTTTCAGCAGACTGTAAGCGATTTCTATGCTTCCCTGGATACGCCCGTGAGTCTCTCGTGCGCCATACTCTGGCGCTATGATGAGCATTTGCAGCTTGCCCAGAAAGAAGTTGACCCAAGTCAGTATCTTGATGCGGACAGCTTTGGAAGCGACCTTGCAGCTGTGTCATTTCTCAGGAAGAGTACGGCCTTAAAAACCGGTATCGACCTTAAGAAAGTGGCACTTCAGAGCTTCATAGAAGCCGAGAACAACTGTAAGCGAGTCAATACTCAGTTGAGGAAGGATCTTTCATCTGGACAATTACATCCCGATGACTGGTATGTGCTAAATGCACAGATCAGGAAAATTGATCGTATCCTTGGTGATTTTGACATAGATGCAATGCTTGACAGGTGCAGCTGGGGTCCCGGTTCGTCTCTCTCCATTCGTGGAGATGATACGAGCAGCCCTCACAAGTTTGACTCCGAGTGTGATATCACACAAGGGGCGTACGACCTTTTCTTTCCTGTGCTTAGAAAGGCTTATCCCTCATGGGGTAACCTCGATAGGCTCAGAATTGTAAAGGGTAACTCTATTGTCACGGTCCCTAAAAATGCAAAGACCGATCGAACTATAGCTATTGAACCCGGACTTAACGTCTGGATTCAGTTAGGTATAGGAAGGTTGATTCGGAGCAGACTTAGGTTCGCTGGCTTCAATCTCGATAGTGACCTCAAGAATTAGAGGGGTGCCTTCATTGGTTCTCTAACTGATACTGTTGCTACTATTGACTTTAAAGCCGCATCTGATTCCATTAGCCGCACCCTGG